ATCAGCTGAGAAAATAGTAAAATTAAATTCAATAATTATTGCAAATGTTGATGGAACTAATGCAGCTACTGTTGATATATTTGTAGATGGATTGGGCACAGGTACAGGTGGTGGTACAACTGGTGCTGTAACAACAGGTGCAGATGCAACTGTTTATTTAGCAAAAACAATTTCAGTCCCCGCAGACGCAACTTTAAGTCTTTTAGAAAATCCTATTTATTTAATGGAAGGTGACATATTAAAAGGTGGAGCTAGTGCAGCATCTGATTTAGATTGTTTTCTATCATTTGAAGTTCTAGACGACGCATAGGAGATAATTAGCTATGGCAAATGGCGGAATTATCGGACCTATAAAAGTAGTATCTACATCATCTACTAAAGCCACATCATTTACAGCATCAGGAACTTTTAAAAAGAAAAACTGTACCTCAGTTATATCAGAAATAATGGTAGTAGCTGGTGGTGGTGCTGGCGGTGGACCAGATAGAGGTGGAGGCGGTGGTGCTGGTGGTTATCGTGTTGCTACTTGTGTAACAATGCCAAATTCTGATGTGACTGTAACAATAGGAGCAGGCGCAAATCAACCTGGAAATTCTGCAGGTGCAACTACAAACCAATCAGGAAATAATACTAGTTTAGGATCTTTTATGACTTCTACAGGAGGTGGTTATGGAGCATGGGCTTGTGGTGCTGACTCAGTTCCACAAGGAGTTCCTGCTGTTGCAGGTGTTGGTGGATCAGGCGGTGGTGGAGTAAGTAGTTCTTCAACACCTTGCGCTACTCACCCATCAAAAGGGGCAGGTAACACTCCTCCTACAAGTCCTTCTCAAGGTAATGCTGGTGGAGAAGGGTGTAATTTACCATGTAGTGCTGGTGGTGGTGGAGGTGGATCTGCTGCTGTTGGAGTAAATGCAGGAAGTAATGTTGGTGGAGCTGGTGGTGCAGGAACATCAAATGATATTACAGGAAGTGCCGTAGTTTATGCTGGTGGAGGTGGTGGTCATGGTATGGGTGGTAATGCAGCTGGTGCTGGTGGCACTGGTGGTGGCGGTGCTGGTTCTGCTGTTGGTCCTGCTAGAGGAACAGCAGGTTCAGCTAATACAGGTGGTGGTGGCGGTGGTGCTTCTCTTTGTAATTCAGGAGGAGGCGCTGGAGGTTCTGGAATAGTAGTAGTTAAAGAAACAATTCCAAAATGTGCTTCAGGAGTATGGAATATTAATGATCATTTTAATCAAGTAAAAAATTCAGAATGGATAGCAAGAGCAAATGCATCAATAAATTATATGGTAGTTGCTGGCGCTGGAGGTGGCGGTGCTGTAATTGGAGGAGGTGGTGGTGCTGGTGGTTATAGAGCTACTGGTTTTGGACCAAGTCCTTTAAGAGGATCAGCATTAAGTTTACCCGCAGGTGTTTATACAGTTACAGTTGGAGCAGGTGGAGCAGGAGGACCTGGACCAGCACCTGGACCAGCTATTAAAGGAGCTAATGGAAATGATTCAGTTTTTGCAACAATAACATCTACTGCTGGTGGAGGTGGAGGTGGAGATTGTAGAGTAGCTGGACAAGCAGGTGGTTCTGGTGGTGGATCAGCTAACACTAATGCATGTGGAGGTGCGGGTAACACTCCTCCAACAGATCCCTCTCAAGGTAATAGAGGTGGTAACGCTCCCGCTCTTGGATCAGGTGGTGGAGGAGGTGGAGCAACTGCTGTCGGAACAAACAATAATGCAGGAGTATGTAATGTTGATGGTGGAGCTGGTGGTGCAGGAGCACCTAACAATATTTTAGGGCCAGCAACAACATACGCTGGAGGTGGTGGAGGTGGTGCAAGAGATGGTACAGTTGGATCTAATGCAGGTGGAGCTGCTGGAGCTGGAGGAGCTGGAGTTGGTGGAACTGCAGGAAATAATGGAGCTGCTGGTACAGTAAACACTGGTGGTGGCGGTGGTGGCGGAGGATATGCAGGTGCAACCGTTGGTAATGGTGGTGCTGGTGGTTCGGGAATTGTAATTGTAAAGGTTCCACTTGCCTATACTGTAGTAGCAAGTCCAACACCTGCAAGAGCATTATCTACTCATCCTGATGGAGAACAATTAGTGAAATTTACAGCATCGGGAACGTTGACTATAACTTAAAATTAAATTATAACTAAACTTTTAAGGAGAATAAACATGGCACACTTTGCAGAACTAGAATCAAAAACAGATCCAACAGGTTTTACATCTGATTCACATTTAGTTGTGAAAAGAGTAGTAGTTGTTGCTAATGATGAAGTACCGTCAGATGAACACGCTGATGGTGAAACATGGTGTGTAAATTTTTTTGGTGGTGGCACATGGAAACAAACTTCTTATAATCATAATTTTAGAAAACAATATGCAGGTATAGGTATGATATATGATGCATCAAAAAATAAATTTTTAAGTATACAACCCCATGATTCATGGGCATTAGATGGAAGCGACGATTGGAAAGCACCAATAACTTATCCATCAGTAGTCGATGATGGTGAAGAAACACCTTCATGGTTTTACATAATTTTATGGAACGAAACAAAATATAACGCTGACAACGATACAGGTTGGGAAGCAACTAAATCAAACGACGACGCGGAAACTAAAACAATTTATAACTGGAATGGCTCAGCTTGGGCTTCTGAATAGGAGACCTTAAATGGCAAGAACCAACGGTGGATTAATCGGAAAAAGTCTTATACCTTCAATATCTGGAGGTGGAAATACTATTACTACAATCACAAGCTCATCAACTCACTGTGTTCAATCTGGAACTAGGTATGTTAATGCTATAATTGTTGGTGCTGGTGGAGCTGGAGGACCTGGAACTACTGGTAGTGTAGGTGGTGGTGGTGGTGGAGGTGGTGGATTTAAAACATTAACTTTTCATCCTGTCTCATCTCCTTTTCCTGTTACTATAGGTGGAGGAGGATCAAATGCCAATGGCGCTAATACAGTAGGTTTAGGTGTAACTTCAACTGGAGGTGGAAGAGGTGGTGGAGCAGATTCTGCAGCTGGAGCTAGTGGTGGATCTGGTGGAGGTGGTGGTTTTCCTGCGGGTGCTGCTGGTGCAACCTCTGGAGGTTGTCAAGGAAACGCTGGTGGTGTTGGTGGTAATTCTTCTCCTAATAATGCAGGTGGAGGAGGTGGTGGTGCTGGAGGCGCTGGTGGTGCAGGAACTTTACCATGTGGTTCACCTAGAGGAGCAGGTGGAGCAGCCGTAACAAATAATATTTCAGGATCATGCGTAACCTATGCTGGTGGAGGAGGAAATGGAGTTGCTGGTGGTAACGCTGGTTCTAGAGATTCAAGTGCTAGTGGAGGAAGTTATCCAGGGGGAACAGCTCCTAATGCAGCTAATAATAGAGGTGGTGGCGGTGGTGGATCTGGTAGATGTGATGCTGGTGGTAACGGTGGTTCAGGAGTTATTATTGTAAAAGAATTAAACTTTGCTCCAGGTGTTTGGAATTTAAAAACACATTATTTACAAAGAAGAGCAGGAGCGTGGACTGTTTGATAATTGACAATTTCTAAATAATAAAATATATTATTTTTATGGTGGTAAAAGAAAGATTATGAATTTAACAAATTATTATTGGTATTTTAAATCAGTAATTCCAGAACGTATTTGTGATGACATTGTAAAGTATGGTAAACAACTACAAGATCAAATAGCAGTTACTGGTGGATTTGGTGATGTTAAAAATTTAAATAAAAAACAAACAAAAAATTTAAAAAAGAAAAGAAACTCTGATATTGTTTGGATGAGCGACAGATGGATATATAAAGAAATACAACCTTACATTCATACAGCAAACCAAAGTGCAGGTTGGAATCATCAATGGGATTTTTCAGAGGCTTGTCAGTTTACAAAATATAAAAAAGGTCAATTTTATGATTGGCATTGTGATGGTTGGGATCAACCATATAACGCACCTAACACTCCTTCACATGGTAAGATTAGAAAATTATCGGTAACAGTAACATTATCAGACCCTAAAGATTATAAAGGCGGTGAGTTAGAATTTGATTTTAGAAATCAAGATCCTGATAAGAAAAAAAATGTTAAAAAATGCACAGAAATATTACCTAAAGGTTCTTTAGTTGTGTTTCCTGGTTTTGTGTGGCATAGAGTATGTCCAGTTAAAAGTGGAGAAAGAAACAGTTTGGTTATTTGGAATTTAGGGTGGCCATATAAATAGGAAAAATATGAAAAAGAAAAAAACAAAAAAAGAACTAATGTTTCCACAACAATTAGAAAGAGAAAATTTATTCCCTTCTCCTATATGGTATGGTAATGAACCTGGTTTTGTTAATGAATTAAATAATGCATCTGATCCTTACATAGAAGCATCAAAGAAAAATTTAAAAAAAACAATAGATAAACGAAATAAAAAATTTGGTAACAAAGGAGACATGGGTCATGTTTTTCATTCAACATCATTACTAGGTGATTCTAAATTTAAAAAATTACAAGATTATGTAGGAGCCACTTCACACAATTTATTAATTGAAATGGGTTTTGATATGACCAACTATCAATTATTTATTACAGAAATGTGGGTGCAAGAATTTCCTAAAAAAGGTGCTGGTCATCACACATTACATACACATTGGAACGGCCACATATCTGGTTTTTATTTTTTAAAAGCTAGTGAAGCCACATCTATGCCATTGTTTGAAGATCCACGACCAGGAAATCTTATGAATCTTTTACCAGAAGCAGATAAAACAAAAGTAACTTATGCAAGTTCACAAATTAGTTATAAGGTAGAACCAGGAAAAACTATGTTTTTTCCATCTTATATGCCACATCAATATATTGTAGATATGGGTTATGAGCCATTTAGATTTATACACTGGAATTGTCAAGCAGTACCAAAGGTAGTTTTAAATGCTAAATAAATTTAAAGATATTAAAAAAGCTTTTATAGATTCTATTTTAAATGGACACTCTAAAACAAATAAACCAGATTTAATTAAAACATTAATTAAAAATAAACAAATTAAAATTAGATTAAAAGGAAAAAATGTCATTCAAAAAAAATAAATATACCATTTTAAAATCAGCTATCTCTCCTGAGTTAGCAAAATTTGTATACCAATACTTTTTAAATAAAAGAAAAACAGCAAGATTTTTACTTGATCAAAAATACATTTCACCTTTTACAGAGTACTTTGGTGTGTGGAATGATGAACAAGTTCCAAATACCTATTCACATTACAGTGACCTTGCAATGGAGACTTTACTAGAACAAGTTAAACCTGTTATGGAAAAACATACTAGCTTAAAATTAAGTCCTACTTATTCGTATGCAAGAATTTATAAAAAAGGAGATGTCTTAGCTAGACACAAGGACAGATACTCTTGTGAGATATCAACAACATTAAATCTAGGTGGTGATCCATGGTCAATTTATCTAGATCCAACAGGTAAGAAAGGTC